GTACTTGGAAAAATGATAACGTAAGACGAGCACACGTTGATGTGGTTGACGCAAGAGAGACAAAAGGTTTATGGATGATGCACGTTTGTTTATTTCCAGGTCTTACAAATGGCGGCCCAATATATGGATTTGACGTAATTGCAGGTAAGAATAAAGTAACAGGTGCGTTCCACGATTTTTCACCATTACTTAAAAAAGAACACTCATTAACAAATTGGTTTATCAATGAAACTAAATGGTACAAACCAAGTAAAGCAAGAGAATTGCCAGATTGGGCAAAGGCCATTTTTAGTGGTGGTATGATTGCCGCTGGTAATATACAGACAGAAGAAGAATTATTCCAAGTAACAACAATGGCCGAAAGTAATCTACATAATTACTTAGATAAAATTGGCGATTTTAAAAACGATTCTAAAAGAGAAGATGTAATAACAGCACAAAACTATTATTGTGAACATCAACAAAAAAACCCACATACTCCTAGAGTAATGTTATCTTTAGGATTAGATGAAAAAGATGTCTTAGTATTTAATAAAGACCATCTTTTTCCAAAGATAAATACTTAATATGAAACTAGATAAAAGATTGATTATACAATATTTTGCCATAATTGTTTTAATCGTTATTGCTTTATTGGCAACCTCTCTTGTAAAAGCAGACGAAAAGAAAATATCTGATTTAGAAAAAAGAATATCACAATTAGAATCAAACAAAATTTCCATACCTAAAGGCCTATTCATCACAGGCGAAATAGAAGGTTATTATGATGATCGTACTTACGATAGTGGTTGGGATTCAAGAGCTGAATTACAAATTGGTATAAATCATAAATTTAATAATCCCTATGTCAATTGGACAGGTACTTCAATGCTATATGACACATATTATTCTTTAGATACAACAAAAAACAATACGATACAAGAAAAACAAATTGGTATTGGTAATGACTATTACAGATTATATCTTGGTGAAACAGACGCACAACGTTTAGGTTTTGCAAAGACACCAAAGGTTGGTGCACCATTAATTATTACGCAGACAAATTCAAGGATAGATCATAGAGAGAAAACAGTTCTAGCAATTGGTGGTTTTAATTGGGACAAACAATTCGATTTTGATTCATATAGATTAAGAAATGATTTGCCTCTAGGTTTAGTTGTAGGTTGGGATAACGAAAGAGATGCTTTATATACAGGTGCAACTGTAGGACTTTTTGGATATGCTGATTTATCTTATATGCAAATAAAAAATCCAAAAAGTTCAACAAATGTAGCTTCTTTTAATGAACGAACACAAAAAGGTTGGGCATTAGGTGGTACTTTATATCGTTGGAATATTCCTTTGATTTGGGGTGCAGAAGTTTGGGACGATATGGATACAGGTTTTGCCAGCAAAAACAGATATGATTACGGCTTATTATATAGTTTTAATGAACGCATTTATGGTACAGTTCACAGAACAGAAAATGATGATTTAGGATTTACGGGTAATTATTGGGGACTTGTTTATAATATACACACTGAAGATGATAAACACAAACGGCCAGATAAAAGAGCTGGTTTAGAATTTGGATTATACTACCACGATAAAGAACAAATCTCAACAACAACAGGCGTATATAAAGACTATACTCCACAGATACTCGCAACTATACGCTATAAGTTCTAATTTCTTTTATATAAATAGTAGAGTTATGGCAAATCCATCTACTAGAGAAACACTAAAACAATATGCTTTAAGAGCATTAGGTAAACCAGTAATAGAGATAAACGTTGATGATGACCAGTTAGAAGATCGACTGGACGAAGCATTACAATACTATGCTCAATATCACTATGACGGTATTAGACGAACATATTTAAAATATAAACTTACATCAGCTGATAAAGACAGATTAAAAGCTTCAACACCAACTTCTGAAACACCTACACAAGGTGGTGTCAGCACAACTTGGTACGAAGCAAACAATTTTCTTATAGTTCCAAGCACAGTTATTGCCGTAACAAATATATTTCCTTTTTCAGATAAAGCAAGTATGAATATGTTTGATGTAAGATATCAATTAAGATTAAACGACTTATATGATTTTGCTTCAACATCAATTATTAACTATGATATAGTATTAAGACATTTAGATTTTTTAGATCAAATATTAGTAGGTGTAAAACCTATAAGATTTCAACAACACGATAATCGTTTATATATTGATATGGATTGGGTGAATGATTTAGAAGTAGATGAATATTTAATTATAGATTGTTATAGAAAATTAGACCCAGCCACTTTTACGGATGTGTTTAACGATCAATGGTTAAAAAGATATACAACAGCATTATTTAAAAAACAATGGGGTGCTAATTTAAGTAAATTTGATGGAGTAGTAATGTTAGGTGGCGTTAAACTCAATGGCGAAAAGATTTTCACAGACGCACAAACAGATATTGAAAAATTAGAAAAAGAAATAAGAGATAGTTTTGAAATAGCACCAGCATTTATGGTAGGTTAAACTATGCCAGTAAATCATTATTTTCAAGGCGGCCAAGGAATTGGCAATCAGGCCGAGAAAACACTTTACGAAGATTTAATTGTAGAAGGCCTAAAAATCTATGGCCACGATGTCTATTATTTACCACGAACACTTGTCAATAGAGATTTAATACTAGGCGAAGATACTTCAAGTAAATTTGATGACAGTTATATGATTGAAATGTATTTTGAAACAACTGAAGGATTTGCAGGTCAAAAAGAATTAATCAATAAATTTGGTTTAGAAATAAGAGAAGATACAACTTTTGTAATTACAAAAAGAAGTTGGCAACAACAAGTTGATAATCCAATGACACAAATTGTAGAAGGCCGTCCTAATGAAGGAGATATTATATATTTCCCATTAATGAATAGTTTTTTTGAAATACAATTTGTAGAAGATCAAGAGCCATTATTTCAATTAGGTAGTTTACCTGTTTATAAATTAAGAGTTACACGTTGGGAATACAGTTCAGAAGAATTAAATACAGGCATCGCTGAAATAGATGACAAAGAAACTGAATACTCATTAAATCTATTACTCAACAGATTTACACTTGAAGATGAAACTGGTTCATTACAATTAGAACAAGATCAATCATCAGGTCAACCAAATTTCTTCTTAAATGAAGAAGCAACAACGACAACAACAGTGGCAACACAATCTACTTATGCACAAAATTTAGATTTAGACACAGAAGCTGGATTTGATACGCAATCTATTGCTGATGATATATTAGATTTTACAGAAACAAATCCTTTTGGAGAAATTAATTAATGTTCGGTAATTTTTTCTATAACGAAGGAATGCGAAAGATCATAATTGCATTTGGTCAATTGTTTAACAATATAGTTATACAATCAACATCAAGTACAGGTGCAGTTACAAAGAGATTAAAAGTTCCTTTAGCTTATGCACCAAAAGAAAAGTTTTTAGTACGATTAGATCAGAAACCAGATTTAGATGATCGTAGTTTTGCAATTACATTACCTAGATTAGGATTTGAAATATCTGGTCTTGCTTATGATCCTACAAGAAAATTAACAAGAGTTCAAAAATTTAGAAAAGTAAAACCTGGTGAATCAGGTGAAGTTCATAATTTTAATTACGTGCCTGTACCATATAACATAAGTTTAAATCTTTATGCCTTTACAGCAACAGCAGAAAACGGCTTACAAATAGTAGAACAGATATTACCTTTCTTTCAACCTGATTATACTATTACTGTGAATGTATTGCCTGAATTAAATATTAAAAGAGATATACCGATTATATTAAACAGTGTATCATATGAAGATAGTTATTCTGGAGATTTTACGACTCGTAGAGCCGTTATATATACCTTAAACTTTACTGCTAAAACATATTTGTTTGGACCAATGTCTAATCAAGGTGTTATCAAAACAGTACAGTCAGATATTTACACAGATACAAATACAACAACGGCAAAAAGAGAAGAAAGAATTGTGGTCGTACCAGACCCAACAACGGCGGATGCAGATGATGACTTTGGATTTACAACAACCATTACTTCCTTTACAGATAGTAAGAAGTATAACCCTACGACTGATACTGATGTTTAATTATGACAAAAATAGAAGATAAAGTAAACGAGATATTAGGCATATCTCCTGAAAATAAACCTACCCTAGAGTCTTTAGTTAAGATTGACAATCCTTCTGTACCACGTGTAGAAGATAAAACTAAAACTGATATTGAAAATGATTATAAATTTAGTCGTGATAATTATTATGATTTAATACAAAAAGGGCAAGAAGCAATTGAAGGTATACTAGAAATTGCAAAAGAAGGCCAACATCCACGAGCTTACGAAGTTGCAGGCCAATTAATTACAAACGTTGCACAAACGGTAGACAAGTTACAAGACTTACAAAAGAAATTAAAAGAATTAAAAACTGCCACAAAAAGTGCAGACACTAAAATACAAAATGCTTTATTTGTAGGTTCTACTGCTGAATTACAAAAGATGTTGAAAGTTAAAAATGAAAATATTAAAAGCGAAGAAAAATTATCTGAACAAACAGATATTTCAGATAAGTGATTTAACTTATATAACAAGAATGACTCCTTTAAAAGAGTTATTAAATGGTGAAGATATGATTGAACCTATCAAAGTATTAAAACACGATACAAGAAAGAATCCTACTGGCCCATTAGGTGAAGAATTATTTGATTATTCAAAATATAGAAGTGGTGCTGGTGATTCAAACTTTAAAGAAAAACAATACAGTGTATGGGAAGGCAATCAAAGAGTGCAGGCCGCTATACAATTAGGTTACACACATATAGAAGGTATATTAGTCAATGAATGAAGTCTATCTCGGTAATCCGAATCTAAAAAAAGTAAACGTTAAAGTAGAGTTTACAGAAGAACAAATAATAGAGTTTGATAAATGTTCAAAAGACCCATTATATTTTATTCAAAATTATGTGAAGATTGTTTCGTTAGATGAAGGCCTTGTACCTTTTAATATGTACGATTTTCAAAAAGAAATGGTTGGTACTATGCACAACAACCGTTTTACAATATGTAAATTACCAAGACAATCAGGTAAATCAACAACAATCGTATCATATCTATTGCATTATGTAATCTTTAATCCAAATACAAACGTTGCCATACTTGCAAACAAATCATCTACTGCTAGAGATATATTAGGTCGATTACAACTGGCCTATGAAAATATACCAAAGTTTTTACAACAAGGTGTGTTAAACTGGAATAAAGGTAGTATTGAATTAGAAAACGGCAGTAAAGTAGTGGCCGCTGCTACATCTTCAAGTGCAATTCGAGGAGGTTCTTATAACATTATATTCTTAGACGAGTTTGCTTTCGTACCTGCTACTATTGCAGAACAGTTTTTTAGTTCCGTGTTTCCTACAATTTCATCTGGTAAAAGTACCAAAATGATTATTGTTTCTACGCCACACGGAATGAATATGTACTACAAATTATGGACTGATGCTGTCAATAAACAAAACGATTATGCTCCTATTGAAGTACATTGGTCAGAAGTACCAGGCCGTGATGAAAAGTGGAAACAAGAAACAATAAGAAATACAAGTAAGGAACAATTTCAACAAGAGTTTGAGTGTGAATTTTTAGGTTCAATTGATACATTAATTAGTCCTACAAAAATTAAAACTACACCTTATATGAAACCATTACAATCACAAGGTGGTTTAGATATATTTGAAAGACCGAATAAGAATAAAATTTACGTTTGTACTGTTGATGTTGCACGAGGTATTACAAAAGATTATTCGGCCTTTCTTATATTTGATGTAACACAAATGCCTTATCGTGTTGTGGCCAAATATCGTAACAATGAAATTAAACCCTTAGTTTTTCCAAATGTTATTGAACAAACAGTAAAAGGTTATAATCACGCTCATACATTAATTGAAGTCAATGATTTAGGTGGTCAAATATCTGATGCTATGCAATTTGATTTAGAATATGATAATCTACTAATGACTACACAAAGAGGCCGTGCAGGCCAGGTTTTAGGCACTGCCTTTAGTGGCCGTGGCAGTCAGTTAGGTATACGTATGACAAAACAAATTAAAAAAATAGGATGTTCTAATTTAAAAACAATTGTTGAGTCAGATAAACTGGTTATAAATGACTTTAATATAATAGAGGAGATGTCGACTTTTTCACGTCAACACAATTCTTGGAAGGCCGAAGAAGGTTGTAATGACGACCTTATGACTTGTCTTATTATATTTGGCTGGTTGTCAAATCAACCATACTTTAAAGAATTAAGTAATT